CGATGCACCATGCGGCGCAGGCAGGCAGTTGATAAAACTTATTGGCGCTGGAGAAAACTATCCGACTGGTTTGATCTGGGATGCAGTTTCGGCGGTGAATGCCGATGAGCCAGCACATCCTTTGTATCTGCAAGTGGTTCCAGAGTCGTCTGCACAATGAACAAAAAAGCCGGGCTTGGTTTTTCTGCGATCCTATTAGCGTGCGGACTTGTAGCTAATTTTGAAGGTTATGTGCCGCGCACTTACAGTGATCCGGTAGGTATTCCAACAATATGTTATGGAGAAACTGACAAGGAAGTTATCAGTTTCAACACGCTCAACCGCGAGCAATGCACTGTGCTGCTCGGTGCTTCTCTAGCCGAACATGCGAGAGCGGTTGCGCCCTGTATTACACGCGAGATCAAGCCCTACGAGGCGGCGGCTGTGTTGTCTTGGTCATACAATGTTGGCTCAGGTGCAGCGTGCAAATCAACGCTAATTAAAAAACTAAACGCCAATCAAGAATGGTGCAGCGAACTAAAACGGTGGGACAAAGCAGGCGGTCAGGTTTTGAAAGGGCTAACCAAGCGCCGAGCGTCAGAGTATCAAATGTGTACAACGGGGAAATGGGATGCTTAATTTAGTTGCAGCGGTGCTGAATAACTGGCGCGTGGTTTTGTTCGCCGCGCTGATCGGATCCCTGACGCTATTTTTCGTTGTGAACAAAGCGCGTTTGACTGCCGCACAGAATGCGGCGGATGGCTACCGCGCGGAGTTGCTGCAATATAGACAAGCAGCAGAGCAGTTGAGCGCGGAGTTAGAAGCGTCCGAGCAGCGCGCCAGGCTGACGAACAAGATTTTAATCGCGCGCGAACAGGAAAAAGCAGCGGCCGAAAAACGCGCAGAAAAAGAATCCAGAAAATACCGAACCATTTTACGGGAGACACGGGATGCGTGCGCTAATAGTGCTATGTCTGCCGATGTGCTTGGCTGGCTGCGCGACAACACGAACTGAAACGATTGTCGCCAAGCCGCCTGCTGTGTTGGTACAGGATTGCCCTGTGCCTGCTGTTGATGCAACGGTATGGGGTGATCTGCCTGCTGAATTGGTTGAGATGCGTAACGCGCTCGTGAGCTGTAATCGAGACAAGAAAAAAATACGACAATGGGCAGAAACGCTATGAATGATTGCGCCGGAACTTGTGAGGACTTCGACGAGCGGCTGAGACAAGTCGAGCATAACGATATTCGCTTCGCTGAGGCGTTGGAAGGTATCAAGAAAAACACCGACGAATTGCTGTCTGTTGCCCGTCAGCAGGTGCGGTTAGAAGAGCGGCAAATGTCTCAAGGACAAGCCTTAGATCGTATGTTCAAAACGATGGAAGAATCTAACAAAATATTTGATGCGCGTCTTAGGCTGCTTGAAACGAACGCGCCGACGAATAACCTGGCAACCAAATGGATTTTTGCCGGCGTTGCTGCCGCGATTTCTGCCGCTGTGACATGGGTGGGGAAACATCTATGACTAGAGCAATCCACTATCGTCGATACGACCACAAAAAATATCGGTTCATTCTGGCAGCGCCGCTGACGCTGGATACGAACATCATCGGACGCGCGTGCAAAACAGAATGGGTCGAATTGAAAGCAGACGGCACGCTGGTAATTGCAACTGACTACGCATGGGACGGCGCGTCTGGCATCGCGATCAACACCGAAAACGCGATTGCGGCGAGCTGCGGACATGATGCGCTGTATCAGTTGATGGACTTGGGATTGCTGCCGCTGACGCAACGATTGAAAGCGGACGCGTGCTTGCGCCGCTGGCTGATCGAAGACGGTATGATAGAACTGCGTGCAAATTTGTGGTTTTTTGCGGTACGATTGTTCGGCGAACTTTATATAAAACGACGGTGATACTTTGGGCATTACCCGGATAGACAATTTTTCCGCAGGGGTAAACAACGTGGCGTCTCGAAACGCGCTACCGCGTTTGCGTACCGGCGCGCGGTATGTAGCGGGCGCGGATAACGTTGATTTTATGCAAGACGGAAGCGTTAAATCACGCTTCATATTTACTGACTGGGCGGACGACCCCCCCGTAACTGCGTGCATCCCCTTTTTAGATGGGGCCGTCGTCGCGTGTACGCAACCAGAAAACGAACTGCCCCCCGACCAATATGACAACTGGGTTGATTTTGGCGAGATGGCGTATATAACGTTCGCCTCGTTAAACGAGCGTATGCGCGGTGATTACGGTACCTATACAGCGCTCACAGTGGCGGAGACGATACACACACCGATACCGCCGTATGCCCATCCGCCGTACGGGACGACGTATTATCCGGCGGATGTCTTATATGGGGGCGTGGTGTCGAATGGCGTAGTTTTTATTCACGCGCGACAGTTCCTACACCCCGAGACAATCGTCGGTATAACGTTCGATGGGGTGAGTGCGGGAGTCTGGTACGTTCCGCCCCCGACAGCGGGGGTGCATTGCTCTGCTTACGGGGAGTCTTCCGGCGGCGACCGGTACGGCGAGTACCGCTTTGCAGCTACGCGTGTACGCGGTGGGGTTGAGAGTCCTCCGGCGTTATTCCCTCCTCAGATGTGTTCTATGCCTGTATTTTCTTTTTCATCAGTCGTGGACGGATCCGACGAGTTCCGATTTTATGTGGCCGTGCCGGATAGCGCTGTATACACTTTGGCTGCATCCGTAGTGCCTGGACGGCAAAAACAGGTTACTTTGAGCGACTTAGACCTCGTAGGCGCCGAGTATTTGGATACAATTGGGTTCGTAGTACCCCCCGCGTCGAAAATACTAGCGGCATTCCAGGGGTCTATCTTCGCCGCCGCCGGTACCTGCGTATATGTAACGGATCCCTACAGACCTTCTTTAGTGGACGCTTCGCGTGGGATATTCAACTTTCCAGAGAAAGTTACTGATATTGTCGCCACGGATGCCGGCGTTTTTGTGTTAGCGGGGGAGGCGTATTTTTTACAGGATGTGTTCGATGATAATTCCCAAAAACTTACTCGGCTAGAACCCAGCGTACCCACGTTCGCAGGGACCCTCGTGGCGTTGGGCGAGTCGGAGGTTATGTGGGCTACCGCTGACGGGTTTGTTGTATGTAAGGGGTCGGGCGCGGTAGAATATGTGACGAAGGGCGTCTATACGCCGACTTTCACGGGTAGACAAACCCCTTCTGTTTTTTACCGCGACGGGCAACGGATGGTTACATACACCGACCAACCTGCACAGCGGTTCTTCCCGATCATAAACCACCCCGGTTGAGGTGACGATGAGTATTGTGGCTGGTATCAAGTATAAATTTCGATTGAAGGCTCCTGACGGTTCTGTAGAAGAGTGGGAATCTTTCAACGCTATGCCCGATGAAGGAAAAACGTATTGTGTAGGGCGCATCTTTTCCAACGGCACCGATCTGATACCTACATTTTATGTCGGTTTGTGCCGCGCCTATTCAGGCGGGTTTCGAGACAATCTGGGCTTGCCCGATATCGTTGGGGTTGAGGTGAGCGAGTATACGGGGCTCGATCGCCCCGTTTGGACTCCTACGTTAACTACGAACGCTACGAATGCAGCCTCTCCGGCGGAGTTTGAGTTTTCAAGCGATTCAACGGGGATTGCGAATGTATTCCTCTGTTCCCAGCAAACTCGAGGCAACAGTTCCGGCGTACTGTTTAGTATCGCTCCTATTACCCCCGCAGCGATTGCGGTGTCTGCTGGCGCAGTCTTGCAGGTAACCGGCGCGTTTGAACTCCGTAATATCTAACAAGAGGACTGTATACATGGCCAAGGTAAGTTTTAGTGTCGGTTTTGTTAATGCGCTTTTAGGGGTTGGTTCCGCCAGCGGGGTGTTGACCGATACCGGTACGGATCGGTTCGTACTCCGTATATACGGCCTCCAACAAGCCAGCGCACCGATCGCTACTATTTTATCGGGGTCAGTACCCGACACAGCTAATCATGCAGTAACCCAAAAAAATACTGCTATAGGGGGTAGCGTTATAACCCTCTTGGATCTAGAAGTACCTAGCTCAGGTGTAGTGTTCGGTACTGCCGCAGCAGGCGTTCTGCCTATGGGGAGCACCGCTTGGAGCGGGACTACTATTTCGACAGGGGGCAACCCTCTGTACCCGACATTCTTCCGCATATGCCGGTTTAACGATGACGGATCTGACAACCCTAGTAGCATTCGTATCCAAGGCGATATTCGAACAGCGGATATTACTGGGGCGGGGATGTTCTCGACGGCGTCGTTGGCTTTGAACACCTCCCAAACGGTGGACTCTTTCCAGCTAACTATCGCTTCAGCGTCTTCGTATTGATAGGCGTGTATGCGCCTCTTTGCGGAAGGGTATAGGCGTTTATCCCGTAAAAAGGGCTTTGTCGTGCTCCAGCAGTACGTGCCCGCACAACCCGCACAACCCAGTACTTTGCGCACGGATACTCTCTGGTACTCAGTGGGGAGTATTACCGGGTCCGCGTCTATCTACGTGCCTGTTCAGTTGAACCCGCCTGATACAGCTATCACCTGGATGCGGATTGAGAACCCGGTAGTGGGGGCTGTTGGGGAGGGGTATGTTTTTGTTAACGGGTACAAAGTTATTTTGACGAAGGTCAACGAGGGGTCGGTAAACGAGTATTGGGGGTACCCGGTCTACGTTACCTCCGGCCACCCGGCGATACCCGCGAAACCTGCAATACCTGAGATTGCTGTCCCCGCGCGTGTGGCTGATTGGAGGTTTTTCGGACACATAGACACCCAGATGTTGTATGGAGACGGCGGCCTGTCGTTTTCCGTCCCGTCCGCGAGCGGGGTTGTTTTAGTCGGGCTTACTACGCAGACGGACCAGATAAGCAGCGCGAAGACGGCGTCTGAGGTAGTCCTTCGATTTAACGAAGGCACTGTAGCGGTATTACGTGACATGAATGGTTTGTCTGGGTTCTCGTGGACGTTCCAGCCGACAGACCGCTTTGCAATGTATAGACGCGGCAACCGATTGGCGATCCTGCACATGAGCGCAGCCGGCGATGTGATTCGCTCCACGCTTATACCAGGGGATGCCCCCGCGGGTTCTATAAGACCGTACGCGGCGTTGTTCGCTTCGGGCGACACGATCGCCTATACGCAGGTTATCACTGAGAGTGATCTAAATCTGGACGACAGGATCCCTGCGCAAGGAAGCAGTGTTTTCTTTATGGACGACGGCGTTGCGGCGTCCCCCCGCGCCACTTTTGTCCTGGGGGCGTTTTCGTCGCGTTTTGATATACGTATGGACGGAAGTGTTTCAGGCGCTTTAGAACAGACTACGAGTTTCTACATACCCGCTTCCCCCCGCGCCCTGTTGGTGATTGGGGGGAACGCGCGTTTTTATGTGGAGGGGGGTGTCTCGGCGTCCGTAACAGGCGCGTTTTTCCCAACAACGAATGACCCATCGTTTACGAATGCGTGGTTCGGGCCTGTAGCACCGCTTCGCCTGCGTATAGATACGGTTGGGTTTGAGGCGCGACCGACGCCGATCCGCACGAGCGTAGATTTTAGCGCGGCTGTCTCGACCACTTCGAATACGCTCCCGCGCATGAAAGACCCGCTCGCGTCGTTGCAGCCTGCGCTCGAGGTTAGTTTCGTTGCTAACGACGATTCTCTGTGGCGTTTTTGGTTTGGTAATGACCCGACGACGTTTGTCTCCGCTCCAGTGTTTATCGTTGAGGCAACGGTCGCATTCCAACCGATACACGTTGATTTTTCGGTCGGAGTATCCTCCGAGGTGGGTACCGCTGATTTGGCCGGTTATATGTCGTGCGTGACGGTGAACACAGCCACCTACGCCGTGACGCATTACTCAGATATACATATTGCAGGGGTCATCCCCCCTAGCGAAGGGGGTAAGCAGTGGTTTCTGCTACACGACCGATATGGGCGAGGCTTTTTCCGCCTGGAGTGGGGGGAAGAACCTCCATACGATGTCATTTCTCCCGGGTCCGCCGGCGTCACCCCCGTCCCGGCGCCTTTCGACGCGGCGGTTGATTTCGGTGCTTCTGACTTCGGCTCGTCCACGAGAAAAAACGTCGATTCCATGTGGGCGTCGATCGTTCCTATAAAAGAGCTGGAGTACGAGGAGTATTTATATGACGTTGAATCGCAGGGCTATGTACTCAGGGCTACCCACGAACCGTTTTCGACCTATAACGTGACGGCCACAACGTACGACGAGTCGCAGAATCCGACCCCGCTAGTGTACCCAGTTACATACTACGACCCCACATCCAGAGCTATTTTCGGGAGGGGGGTGTTTACGAAAGAGTGGGGCGTTCGTTTAGACTTTTTTGAGTTACGGTGCGGTTTCGCTCTAGATTTCGTCGAGTTATCGATAAATAACGGCGCCGCACGTAGGTCGTACGGGTAGCTATGTTTGTCGGGCCTATTAAGTACTTATCGTCGGATGTATTGGACATAGATACGATCCCGTTAGTCCGGAATTTCGGCAGCCGTTTTTTAGCACTTGCTCCCGGCGCCGGAGGAAAACGCATCATACGAGAAGCAATTGTCTCTGCCAGTAAAGCGAGCACCCCGCCATACATAACCACAGTGATAGCGGCGCCCCCTACACCGACTTTGTTTGTTTTGGCAGGGGCATTTTACACCGCTGCGGATTTTGGAGCGGCTTTGTACCCGCTCTGCCCACTAGGCGTTACGTGTCATAATACGCTTTTTCCGCAGGCGCGCATGCGGTTTTTACCGGAGGAAGAGTCAAGCCGGGAGAAGTGGCCGCGGTATACATACTACGATTTCGACAGCGACGGTGTGTTTTCTATAGACAACACTTCTGGGGTGAACTCATTTCGCTCTGTCGGCGACCCAAAGGCACGGTTTGAGTTCCCGTCGGTAACGGACGTGCATATGGGGGCGTGGGATAGAGGGGTCGTTCTTGCGGTGGCGCAAAATACATTCCCTAATAGCAGCAAACCGTCTGTGTCGGAAGCCGGTATAGGGGTGAGTTTAATTTATGCTGCGTCGGATATAGACGCAACCCACTTCAATTTTTCCATGCCAGAGAAAAGAACCGTACCACGTCTATTTGGCGTAAATATATCCCCCAAAATGTTCAAAGATGCTTTCGAAGGCGCGGTATGGGCTACAAAAGGGTTGGTACATGGGGCTAGTGCAGCCGTAGCGTTTAAGGAGAATATGGGGTTTACCCCCCTCGATAATTTCGGGAGCGTGGTGGGGGATACGTGGGCGCCTACGGGCGCAGATGGTATGGTAGCCGCATTTGCACACTACACACAGGAAGACAAGAACCCCCCTGAGATGAGTATCGTAGTCGCCACTCCGCTAGCTTGGGGGGATTACGAGCCCCTCCTACCGAAGCTGAACGACTATATGGCGGACATATACGCATATTATAAGGACCATTACTACGACGGGGATGAGATATCGGAAGACGCTAATAACTGGAGTGCGTATTACGCACCGACATCAGACCCCATAAAGTTCGCTAACCCAGACAACAAAAACGAACTAAAAAAACGGACCACCTACCTCCCAAAACTGCCGGACGAGAACATGGCGGGGGTAGGGGTTGGGGTGTGGAAGTTACCGGGTGGCGCGCTGCGTAAGTATGAACTGGAACCATCCAAAGCACCGAAAGTAGAGTTTTTAGACGCATCTGTCACGCGGGCCACGGCGCTTACAAACACTATAGGGGATCTGATAGAGGGAGATATCTTATGGTACCCGCTGCAGTATTTCCCCGAACCCGAACCGGGGGACGACCCCACCCCGATAGAGGATATTGCGGACAAAATAGGGCGTAATTTCGGGTGGGTTTACGTCTATGGCGTTGCGTGCGCTAATCACCAAGAGCGGTACTCCGATGGAGTTTCCGACTCGTCATTCGCTGTAGGTTTTTGGGTAAATAACGAGACTGAGGAAGGTTCGGGAGAGGACACACACGCAGTGACGTACGACGGGTTCTTCGTCAAGACTGGGCGGGTATCCGCTTTATCTGGGGAGCTAAAAGATGTTTCGGTTACCGAATGGGGTGTCGGCTCCAGTACGAACTTCCTGCGCGCGTTTATAAGCACGGGCCCCCCAGGCAGTGAGGTTCCCGATCTTAGCGGGAGGAAGAGCAAGTTCATAGGGTTTTGTAACTCCGGCACGGATGTGCTTCTGGCGACCGAAACCCCGACCCATTTTGCTCGTATCGAGGAGTATGACGCGAAGTCGGAGGATAACCGTAACCAAGGTCTTTTCTTTTCGCAGGTAGACTTCGAGAACGTAAAGTTGACAGCGCTTTTTCCTGAGTCCCTCGAGAGAGTTAACGTGGTTACGTCTCACACACCGTTATCCGCATTAGCGGCGGAGGTGTTTCTGAACTATTACGTTTCATCCGAAGCAGTGAAAATGACACCCGCAGTGTTCCCGCCGTCCCCCCAACAAAAAATCGCCGTTAGACCCAGCGACGGCGGCGGGGTCCACGTTCTAACCGCCGAATACAATAAAACAAACCTTACAATCGAACTGTACTTAGAGTCCGTGGGCGGCGAACACGAGTTTGTTTTCCCAGTACCTATGGATAAACTGCCCCCTAGCGCCAAGAAAGTATGGGCTGCGGGGGCGTATCAGTTGACCGAGCTTCTTCCGCCGTACCCACAGACCGCAGAAGGAGAGAACCCCGCGCTACCTGCAGTGCTGCTGCTTACGTTCAACGGGCTTGCTACTGTCGGGGCCAACGTCGCGAACGCGTATCCGGCGACTACGGGCGAAGTTCGCAGATTTATAACCCGTGATTTCGGCGAGACTTGGGAGCGTTTTATCGACGATAGCTTCTCCCCGATGTATTATCTAGGCAACCAGTTGCGGTCGGTTTCCCGTTCGCCGATAAAAAAGAGAGACAGTTAGTATGGGGAATTATAGCGATACCAGGGGGCAGTTGTTACAAGTTGCGAGCACGGCACTTTTGCAGGCAGACAACTGGGCGCGCGCGGCGTTTTCGTTAGGAGGAACGCGCCCCCCATCAGTAGGCGTCGATGACCCGGGGTACAAAGTCGGCGCCACACCGGTAATAAAAAACATCCCCCCGCTGTCCACATTCCTCAACATGCCCGATGAGTCTGAGGATACATTACTCAAGTTGGACGGGTATGTGGACGATTACATCGGAAGATTCTTCCCGACGATAAACAACTGCCTACGAACTATACCCGACGAATGGTTGTGCGACGTCATCAGCGGCGTGAAGCCGCTCGGCAACCACTACGAGCCATTCCAAGCGATATGGGATAAGGCCCGCGATCGTTCTGTGTACGATTCTCAGGGGGCGTTCCGGAAGGTGAAAGCGTCTTTTGCCGGGCGCGGTTTTTCTCTACCGCCGGCCACAATAGCGGCGGTGACTATGGAGGCAGAAAGACAGAGAGCTATGGCGTTGGGGGATATCAACCGAGACGTCATGATAAAACAGGCGGACGTACTCAAAGAGGTGTTGTTGTTTGCGGAACAGCAGGCGCTTCAGTATAAGTTGGGTATTGTGCAGGCGATGGCGGATCTATATAAACAGTGGATCCTCCTGCCCACCCGGAAATATGAAATGGCGCAGGCAAAAGCCAGTGCGCTGGCAACGTATATCCAGGCGATTACCGCGCAGTCGAACGTAGAAGTAGCGTTTGAAAATCTGCGTTTGAAAGCGGCTGAGTTATCCGTAAATGCAGACGAAGCTGACGGTCGTTTACGTGTAGCCGCAGCCTCCTCAACTGGCAGCGGGGCAGCCGCTCTGGGAACTGCGTCCGCGGGGTTTTCTCAGGCAGCAGGCACTGCTGCTAACGCCGCCAGCTCGTTAGTCTCTATAATTGAGGCGGCGTAATGTACATACAGACTTCACTGACTTTAGGCGCTTTCGCCGGTAGGTATCCGTCCGACAGTTCTCGCCGGGGGGTATCCGCGTTGGCGAGTTTCGTCTCTGGTTTTTTCCCGATAACGGGGGAGGTCGACATAGCTAACGTCGTGGGTTTTTCTGATGCGACTGCCACTCGGTCCCGTATACTGGCCGGGGTTTGTGTCCGCGAAAGCTTCGTAGTCGGTGAAGACAGCTTCTACACATACTGGGCTGATGTGATTGTAGGTGGGGTGACGGTAGATTCTGTACAACTGACTTCACTCAATTTCGGGGTGGATTCGGTGTTCAACGTAGAGTTCTGGTCTGAGGGGGAGGGCGATGTCGGCGATTTTTCCGGTGTTTACCGTGCTAGGGTAACGCACAACGACGCCGTGTTGTTCAACGACTACATACCCCATCAGGCAAGGATATCCCCCCAGATACCACAAAACCCTAGTATATGCTCTATATCATACGAGACCCCGCTTACTCCTACTCAGAGCGGGTACTCTTATACAGATGTGCGCACCACGCTACCGTTTTATAGGGATATGTATCGCAGCTTTTCGTCCGAAGCCGACCTCGACGATATACCCCCGGGCTACCCCTCGTACAACACGGTCATTTCACATCCGCTGGCGGAGAGGGTGTTTACCGCGAGAAACGCAGGTAGTACGGATTTCGCTGGTAATGCTGGTGTGTTCGAGCGTATAAACAGGTGTGTTTTTTCGCTCGTTGCCGCCGGGCTCACTTCATACTTACATAGATTGTGGGTGACGACTGCTTCTACGGAGACAGCGGCTTGCGTCGATTGGCTGGCCCCGTGGGATGGCACTAGATCACTTACACCGATGTCCACCTCCTTCAATGCGTTAGCGGGTATTCGGGGGTCTTCTGTCGGCGGGTATTACGACACCAATGTACCGTTGTCGGACCTGCCCTCTGAATTCGAGATCGGTATATTAACAACGGCGGTAATCGCTGGCGCTTCCAACGGTAATTTTTTCGGGGCGTTGGATAGTTCCGGGGTGGGAGTTTCGTGCTCGGCTACCGGTACAACCGGTGTCGTAACCTATAGAGCTATGACTTCGACAGACAACAACACTCCAAGCGGGGTGCTGTCACCCGGGCTACTCGCGTTGAGCATACAGGATGGCGGTGATTTTGCTGGGCTTGTGTCAGGGGATTATTTAGCGTCCCATCAGACAACCGGTATCACTCCGGGAAGCGCCACAACAAATAACCTGTTTGTAGGCGCTATAAATGACGATGGTACTGCTGTAACAGGGCTGACCCCGTATATGCAGGCGGTGTATATCGGCCCTCCTCTGGCCGAGGAACAGCGGTACCGCCTTTGTAGTATAATCGGGGAGTATATTTATAGCACCATTGTTTCTGGGGGGTAATTCTCGTGGCTTACGATTTCAACATGAACGACTTAACAGATCGGCAACGAGCGGCTGTTGCGCTGGACGGGGCTGCCGGTCTTCGAGCGCTTTTGTATGGTGGCAGAGGCGGCGGTTACTTACCGGATATGTTCGGCGGCGGTAACATACAAACTACCAGCGGAGCAACCGACAAAGGGCTGTGGGACTTAGCTGAAAACGAACGCTACAACTACGCAAGAGAGAACGGTAGTAACTATTTCATTGATATGTTTGCCGGGGCAGATGACAACGTCTCCAGACGAGAAAGAAATGCCGGCCGCATGCGGATGGATAAACAGGCGAGAGCAGGCATAGGGCAGAATTCTGTTTTGAGGCCTTCTGTCGCGGGGGGATCGGCCACGCCGATATCTAGGGCTATGGCCCCTCAAAAAACCGAATGGAATATATTCGAAGACGCAACCGGCAAGCGTTATGCGGATGGAAAGTCCATCGAAAACGGGCGACATACTTTTGGGATGGTACAAGGTCCCGGCGGTCCTAAACAGGATTCCGTTGGACCCGCGGCGCTGCCTGCGAGCGGGGAGGAAGCGTATTTATCTAACGGCGAGGCGGTACTCCCAGCAAAAACTGTAGATTCGCTGAATAATCAGTTTTTCGGAGGGGATGACAATGGCGTTGAAAAGTATACACTTGTTACTAACCAACCCTTCAAAAAAGAAAACCAATCCGACCTACGTCGCCGGATAGACGGTGTCGGCGGGCCGGGGGCGGTTGAGCAATTCAAAGACAACTATTTATCTGCTGAGGGCTACGACATGAAGAATAAAAGTAAACTGCGTAAATACGCCGACGGGCTATCGACTTGGGACAGCGTTGCTGATTGGGCGACCAAAAAACTCGGTGGTAGGGGGTACCCACAAGAATATTTGGATCAACTCAGTGCGGATACGAAAGCGCAGGAAGACCGCGAAGCTGCTGCGGCCACACGCGCTGCCGCAGGCAATTATAACGAAGCAACCCTAAAGTCGAACCAGGAGAAAGCGAAGGAGCTAGACTCTACCAACATAGGCGGTACGTTGGCGGGCCGAGGCCGCCGGATAGACGAGCTTAGTGGTTACAGCGACGGTAAGAAGCTGGCTCCTAAGAAAAAACGCCTTGGTTTGAGCGCGCTCCGTAAGATGGCGGTGTAGTCTTACCATGCAGTCCAGCGCGTTACGCCTGCCGGTAGCACCTACCACAAACACACTGCGGAATGCAGCCGACTCTGCGCAGAGTATGTTGCGCAGGGCAGCTCCGTCGGTGGGTAGAGCGTTTACTCCCGCTTTATCCGGTGCGCTCGCCATCCCCCAAGTGCTGGATGAATTCAAGCCTGTAAGACCTGAATCGAGTAGGCCTGACCCAGGATGGGAGTGGATGGGTTTGGCGGACTATGCAGCTATTGATTCGGCGATCCGCGCACCTATTACAGCGGTTACAAATGCAGTGGCCAAACGCACTCCATACGCGCGGGCTATTCCGTGGGGTGTTGTAGGTAAATCTATCCTACGCGACACCGGTGCGTTGGGCGTATTCGATGCTGCTACAAAAACTGCTGGGGACGTGTACCACACACCAACAGAAAACTATTACCGGCGATACGGGTTCGACCCGAATAATCCTGGGTTGGCGAAGGATTTAGCAGTCCGTACACTAGGCGCTACGTCAGATTTTGGTGCCAGAGTCGCCGATCATATACCGGGTGTAGGGGACGTTCGTCGGTTCTACCGAGATTACCAGGAGTGAATTATGTCAAAATTAGGTCGAGCTACTGCTGACTGGGGCGCGGCTGCCAACCCAAGGCAGTTTGGAAGAGCCGTTGATGATACGGTACCTACCCAATCAGTGGTTAGAGGTATATTAGATAAATTCTTTCGGGGGCAACGTAGCGCCGAGGCTACCGCTGGACAAAGATCATTCGACCAATTGCAGGGGGTAGGAAGAACTTCTTTTAAAGATCGAGCTGCTGCGCGAATGGCGGCGGAAGACAATCTGAAAACGGCGCAGAAAAGACAAGCTGATGCGCGAAAGGCGGCGGAAGACGATCTGAAAACGGCGCAGAAAAGGCAAGCTGATGCGCGAAAGGCGGCGGAAGATCGAAAACTTGCCGATAAGGCGAAAAAGGAGGCCGATCGGATAAATAAACGGTTGGGTGATATGGACAGCACCAACCCTGTCAGCCGCACGCTTGCAAAAACGGCAGAGTGGAGGGATCGCAACCCCTGGAAAGCGCGGGGTTTGACCTTAGGTGCAGTAGCGGCCACGTACGGGGCCCCCAAGTTGTTCGATAAAACCGAAGGGGCCCCCAACAGCGCCTTTTCGTCGGACGCAGCCCCCCCTTCAACAGGTGTGGCTACCACCCCGTCAGACACGACACGAACCCCTGAAGAGGTTGTAGGCGTTGTACAGCAGAGACGAGGTAAACACGGCGAGCCGTCTTTTTCGTATGTAGGCGGCAATTCCAAAGCAGATAAAATTCGCGACACTCGTGAGGCGGAAAACGCACTCGGGGCGAGACTACGGATGGCCGATCAGCAGGGGCAGATGGACATTTTGCGCGCCAGAACCGTAGCCGGTATGCGCGGCGAATTGCCGGGCTCTATATACAACGACCCTCGTTATGCAGGAGTGGTGGACAACGCCGCCGCTGCAAGGGAGGCGTATAATAGTTTCTTGGCGGATAATGCGGGAGGTTCTGGCCGTGGTTCTGTCGGGGGCGCGGGGGCGTCGCCTGCTGCCAAACAGGCAGATGAAGCGAACGCTAAGATAGCTGCGGCGAATGATGCGTTCCAGACACGGGTACGAGGGCTTCTACCGCCAGATATTGACCCTAAAGCGGTCGCTATGGTTATGCAAAACGAAGGTATAAAAGCGCTGAACGGCAACGCTGAGGCGGTATTGCAGTTGATACGTGCGCAGGCACACATAAACGCGAATTACAAACCGAACAAGGGGTACGGTTTCCCAGACATTACGAAACCCGGTGTGCTGAAGGCTTTGAATAATGGGTATTACGACGAAGGGAATGTCGCGGATGTTCAGAACGGTACTGGCGCGGACGACCCGACGAAGGCATACCAACGCGCGATTTCTCGTGTGTGGGGGGACACGCTTCACCCATATAACGTCGGAGGGAATCGAGGGTATCTGGTCGGCGACACAGGGGTGGACGAATCCCTAGGTGTCCCACGAGGCACGTTAGGTCAATTAGTTGATAGAGTGAATAACCCACAAACACTCGACGATATGTATAATTGACGGGGTAACAATCCGGGGAATTTAGAAGATGGCGTATAACCAGAGTTTCGTTCTTGATGAGCTGACCGGCTCTCCGTTCGGCTCGAACGATATGGATTATCTGTTACGACGTGAACGAGACTCCGCCCTTCGTCAATTAGAAACGCAGGCCTTAGAAGATGCGCGGCTAGCGGCTATAACTCGCGATGCGGATTCCATTGGGGGTCGTTGGGACGCCGCAGGCGTGCAGGCGCGCCTGGGCGATACGAACGACCGACTGATTACCGCACTTGCTAGGGGAGATCGGGACGAAGCAGACCGTCTTATGCGAGAGCGGGAGAGCTTGACGGCGGACGTCAACGCCGACGTTAAAGGGCTCCGCACCACCGGTGACATCGTCGACGTGCTGCAAAATGGGGACTTCACTGACCTCGTGAACAAAGTGCGCGACGCTGGTGTCCAAGGCGTGCATTCTATGGCGGAACCATTCTTAGCGGGTTCTGCAGCAAACGCCGCCACTGCTCTCGCGACTCGCAACCCAGTAGCGCGTACGCTCGCCGCCGGTCTCGCCGGTTATGGGGCCAGCCTCGACCAGAACGCAGGCGACGTTGCTAGCCAATACCTGTCGGACGAAGACATATTTAACCGCGCTAATGTAGACCCTACGTACGCTAAATCCTTGCGTCGTGACGTAACGGATGCAACTAGCCAAGCGGCTTTGTGGGACGCGGTACCCGGTATTATCGGTGGCCTGCGTGCGCAGCAGGTCGGTAAGGCGATGCTGGGTTCTGCGAAACCGTCGGTTGGCAAATTCGCACTCGAACAAGCGGCGGAAGGTGCACAGGAGATCGCGCAGGACCGTACTACTGCGGCGAATATCCAGCAGTTCAAATCGGGGGACAATAGCCTCGAGGCGTTCGGCAGAGGGTTCGTTCCGCAGACCGAGGAAGATTGGAGACAGGTCGCTGAGAGCGGCTTCGGCGGCGCTGTAGGCGGTACCGCCATATCAGCCCCTGTAGAGGCGGCGGCGCGCGGTGTTAACCGGGCAAGCGCTTTGATCCAGGATCGCGCGAAGAGTACGGGGGATGCTTTAGGCGGGGTTTCTGGAACCGCTATCTCCGCAGGAAAACTCGCTGCGGCGTTAACTGGCAAGGGTGCGGCTTCCGCAACTGCGTACATGCGCGACAAAATGGGTATGTCGAACGCGGACATACAGAGCACTTTGGACGCATTCACAGACGTTGTTCGTAATGGGGACGAAGCCGCTCCGGAATCCGCCGAACGCGTGAAAGCCTTCCAAGATTCTTCTTTTGGGCAAGCGTTTGCAAAATCCGCTGAAACAACCGGCCTTGCTGCACGCGCGTTGTTCAATATCGGCAATTTGTCCGCGAAAAGAGGCGCTTCATATGTCGCTGATCTGGCCGGCCGCACGGGCTTTTCATTAGACGAGATCAACAGCGCGCTGCACACAGCAGCGACTGCTGAAACGTTGGGTGAAGCCGTCCCACCGGCGGTGCAGACTGTAATCGACAAAGTCGCTGCTTCACCGGAAGGACAAATCCTCACCCAATTCAAGAAAGACATAACCGATGTCGGCGGACTTGGATACAACGCTGCAAAAGCGCTGTTCAAACTAGAACAGTTCGGTTCCGGCTGGTTGGCGGATCGTTACTCCGGTGCTTCTTTCGACAAAGTACGCAACCTGATGCAACGCCTTGCGGACGCGCAAACTGGTGAAGATTTCCGCAATGCCTTTACCGATTCCGACATGGGGATACTGAAGGATATAGGCGATGTGTTGGGGGAAACCGACGACAACACCTTCAGGGGAGCAAGGGACTACGGGACTATGTTTTCCCCTGAGGCGAATATCTACTCCGCTCCACAAGAAGTATCGTCTGTAGGGCAGGACTTTGCTGCTGCACTTCACAAGAACAACAAAAACGAGGCGTTGCGCCGCGCGATAAGGGACAATCCTCAGAGTGCAGCGGGGGTCCATACTATGTTAGGGGAGTACGCGCTCAACGCAGCCGCAATACTCGATTACTCCTCTGACCCAGTAGAGAGAGATCTCGCGACAAAGACGCTCAACGGAGATGTGGCGTTCGACGACGCTAACAACCTCACGACGTTGAAGACCGCAGCAGCGAAATACAGCGGGGTGCACACGTCCTTTTCCCAAGCAGGGCAGGCCAGCGCTACACACGCGGCTGCAGAAAAAACTGCGGAGAAATTCAAATCGGAATTGAAGAGCGCAGCGGGATTCGACCCTGCGGAAGCACCGGCAGAAAAACAGGCAGCCCCTACATCGGGTGGAGAGGCCAAGGAAGCTCGCAGGCGCAAGCGATACGGTACCGAGGATGATGAGCCGTCTGACAGTGGCGTTAGAAAGAACTCACAAGCTACAATAAAACTGACTTATGACGCAGCGGACGTTACCAATCTGCAGAACGCAGTAAAAGTCGCTATCCGCAATTCAAGGGGCGGTAAACGCGCCCCTCAGAAACGACCCGAGAACGTGCAGAGCATCGTAGATCTTGCGACGACCTTGTTCACGCAGGCAATGAAGGGAGCCTCCGCGAATTCTACGCAGGAGGCGCTGACCCCCGCTATCATCGGGGGCGATAAAAAACTACAAGAAACGGTGCGTTCGATCGTGGGCCGCGCGGTTGATACGGTGCGAGACCGCGCGGTAAAAGCAAGCACGCTGCAGGGAGAAACGTTCAAAAAGGCACTGCTTGCCGCAATCGTCGACCTTAATAGGCTACTGCACAACGAGAGAGTGACTGATAGGCTCACTGTGAATGATGCGCGTGCACTGCTGCGTATGCGCGCCGATAGACCTGGCGCTTTTGCCGAATACACAGACCCAGAGATAGGGGTGTTCCGGCCATCGGCAGTGGCGACCGCACCCAACAAAGAAGGAGAAGCTCAGCCGAGCGCAGTTACACGAGCGCTTGATGCGATAGAAGACCTGTTGTCCCCGACCAAACGTTATGGGGAAGATTACAAAGGGGCTGATCACGCCGATGATATCCGCGCGCGTGTACTGGATAACGATCTGTCGAAAGATGAACGCGAGCAAGATCGTGTGGAGAGCGAGTTCCTCGATACGGGGGATGACGCCAACGATGCGAGTGTAGACCGCGATACAGCAGACGAGAACTACAACCGCGATAACGCTGGTATGGGCGTGTCTGAACGGGAGGAGAACACCAATTTCGCCCCTACATCGATAAAAGTAGAAGGTTTATCCACGGGCATATTCCTAGATGACGCAGCTGACCGATTCAATAAGGTCGTTCGCGCGACGGCGAACCGAGAGGCGCGGGGGACGGAAGGCGTCAGTACAATACCCCTCGGCGACTACTTGATACAAGTCGATGCCTCTGAAAAGTCCTCGCCCGGAGCAGTGCTCGCATCGCTGACGAAGAAGGCTGTGTCTGGGTTGTGGGACAGTATAAAGCGTGTACCGTCGGAGGGGGTACAAGAGCACTTCGCTGAATTTTTCCAGTTGCACAATGGGGCGTTGCAGAAGGAACTTGTTGCATCGCTAGGCGTTCCGTTCGACGAGAACGTGCGTATTTTACAGAGCGAGTTTAGTTTCGGTACGGGCGAACTCAACTTGACCAATGCAGCGCTGTCAGCAGGGGCAGTGGATATATCGCAGTTCTCTGCGGCGTCCGTCATAAAGACGCTTAACAACGCTATTCGTATTGCGAGCGAAGATACGCTGGAACACAAGGAGCGTATTCTAAACGCACTAGCGCGATACGCGGATGACCTCGGTGATGCTGGGTCGGATCTTATGGATGCGGTCGAAGCGGCTGCCACACGTTCGCTGCTGGAGGAGACCGTCCTAGATTTCACGGAGGGGGCGAAGTCCGGCACGTCTCTGGCGCAAAAAGTTAGCGGTCTCTGGGCACAGTTCGAAGCATTAACCAAGGCGCGTCAGGAGTACATCGCGAGAAGCAACGGGCTGTACAAAAAAGACCCGACGGATGCGTCTGTTAAGGCTACCCCGACGAAAGTGTTGCCGTCGCAACTGCGCTCGCTGGCCCGTGGTATAAGCCTTATCGGACGCGCTGAAAACAACAACGATGTGTTATCTCCTGTCAGCGAAGAGTATACGAAGCGTTCGTTAGGCGACATTCTAGAAAAAGCAGCGGCTTCTGACGCTCCGCAAGACCTACCTTATAGCGGGACGCACATCCTCGTTAAGGTTAAAGGGCGTAGCGAGCCTTATACGCTCGACACGAAAAAACTCGTTCGTATGATTCATGCAGCGAACACAGCGAGCTATACACAGACGCAGCACATCAAGAACCGCCTACTTCACGGGCTTGCGTTTCTTATGACGCACAACGATGTGAGCGGGATCTCTTTCCGCCCGCTCGTGGTCGGCGAGGATGGCAATAACGCCCTGGTACGTTCGGTTTACCCAATCACAGCGGATTTGGTTCGTAAAGGACAGCTACCTATCCCCAGAGACGCGGTCCTGCTTCCGGCAGACGGCGGTAAACCTGTGTTGACGTTCGGCGATCTTGGTATGGGGGCTGCTACCAGCGATATCGCTGTAGGTAAGCGCGGGACTGCGAATGTGGCCAAGAAGCGCGTCCATACAGCGGCGGCTTCTATGGTGCGCGCGGAGCTGAAAGGGCGTTCCGCCAGCGACAGCGCGAAAGCCGCCACCGGCGCTTCAAGTGTAAGTGTCCTGTTGGGTGGAGCGGAGGATGCCAGTGTTGCCTCCGGCCATAGCGCCTCTGTGAAACGCCACCAGAAAACGATCGACAACATAACAGAGCAATTAAAAGGGGATATTTCTGTCGAGAACCGTGCGGCGTTGGAGAAATCCTTAGCGAAAGCGCAGGAGGAAATCAACAAAATTACTTCCGGCAAAGGAAAAACCGCTGCGGACGCAGCCGCGTATAATGCACAAAAGATCGCTAAAGGTATCGACGCGGCCCTCAGCGCGTTACCGGAAGAGAAAAGTCGTACTGACGCTCAGAAGGCGCAAGCTGAACTTCTAGCCGTCATGTCGAACGCGCTGACCAAACAGGTTGAGCAGGAGGAAGCGGCGCTTAAGAAAGAGGCCCGATCAGAAACCGGCAGGAAGATACGAAAGCTAAAAGAAGTCGTCCGTAAAGACGTGAGTAGGGCGATACAGACTACGCAGGCCAGTATGGGGCGCGCCAGAGAAGACTTTCTCAAAGGAAGACTGTCTGAGGCATCCCCTTACTACGATGTCGTATCCACACGCCCCCCCACTGAAATGGACGCGATGGCGGCTTTGTGGCGGAATAACCAGAACACACTGGATGATCTCAGAGAAGAGTACGAAGCCTACACAGCTGCGAAAGCACGTGCAGAGAAAGAGGGCAAGCCTGCACCGAAGGACAGCGGTTTCAAGGTAGACAGCGAGACCGGTGTAAGTTTATTCCAGACGCTGGCGGCGAAAAACAGCGTGCTCGTAGATAGCATGAATACTATCGTCAACGAGATGTTCCCTGTGGAGGATTTCACAGGTGATACGCCGTACGATATGTACGCGAACGATTTTTCAACGGTTGAATTAGAGCGCGCCGCGTCAGGCAGTGAGATCCACAACCAGAACAGCGACCGCTCGTTCTTGAGTTCGCTGGTTCAGTGGGCACAGGCGAAGGAGGACTTCATCTACACCTACGCCGGTGATATCGCGCTGCGAGACAAGTACGCCTTCCGAGATTTACTCGACGACGTGAAGGATACGCTCGGTAAACAGCAGGGGTACAACAATCGTGAGATCCGATACCGCGACATCATCGCACGCGCTACAGGGGCGCAACCGGCACCCCGTGACGTAGTAGCGACCGCTACGGATGTGCGTCGGATGGAGTCCGAGCGTGATAAACGCGACAGTGATCTTGATGCAGAGCCTGTTGCCCGATTAACCCCGCAAGAAAGAGCACGTAAAGCCGCCGCCGCTGCGTTTCGAGATAGCAAGGTCGAGAAGGGCCTGCGCGCGAAGAGCAATAGAAACGCGATCCAAATTCTGCTCACAGCCACTAACGGTTTATTGGACAACCTAGACCCGAACAGAACGGATCCAAATCGAGCTGCCGTTGCCAAGTTCCTGCGAGAGTACGTTCGTAGTAGAGTGCTGGAGGGCGGCCCGCGCGCTACTACTGTGAATCTGTCCGAACTGCCGTACACAACAATGGCTGGGTTGTGGAATGTCGTTCGTGACGGTAAGGACTCGAAGATTAAGGGCGCGATAAAACTCGCTGCTCGAGATGTGGTAGACCGTAGAGAAGCGCTCCGTTCCATTTTATCAGATGAGTTATCGAGCGCCCCCGCAGACGGTCGCGCCGCATTGGCAGACTTGATGTCGAAGTACGGCATTCGGGAGATCTCAGAGGCGGCTCGCTCAAGCGTTATATTGAACGACAAGCGTATTACCAAGGATGTCCGTAGTTACTTGGACGAGGTGAACACGCTGTTTGAAAAACGGTTCAACAAAGAATACAACCCGTACGCGGCTGGATGGGCAGCGCGTGTCGGCGGTAGCATAAACGCTGCTCTCGCTGCGCAGACCAACGTCCCTATACAATCGTCAGGTAAAAACGACGAGACAGCGAAAGGCGCTGCGCAATTCGCTAAAGCAGTCAAGACGGCGTCGTTCCCGCTATCGGATCTGGTGCGTATACGCGACCTGATGGAGAAGAAAACCAAACGTGGGGAAGAGATCCCAGAACAGAACCGTATCGTTTGGGGCGCGCTCCTTGAATTGCGCGGTATGACCGCTGAAGAGAAAGCACGGGTTCGCGAACTGATCGCGGCGGAAGAAGCCTCTAACACCCCACCGGTTATGACGCTCTCTAACGCTGACCTGTTGAGCAGGATCGAAGGGTTCGTGGGTACAGCGGCGACAGCGAAGACGATGTTGGGCGCGTTCGATGTAGATGTAGCAGCGGGCGAAGACCCATTCGAGGCTGCCCTCAAAAGAGCCAAATCGGCATCCGATACCTATAAAAACGATAGAACGATTACCCACGACGCGGTACGCAGGGCAGCGCCTTATATGTCTTCCGCGGTCATAAAAAAGGACTTGCAGCGGAAGCGCCAGTACGTCCATAAACTGGAAACCTCTCCACCACTGAAAGGCCAGACCGCTGAGAGCCGGGAGGAGCTAGTCTCTCTGGTGAACTCGGAGATCGACATGTATTCCGCTATCCTGGAAGGCCGTCGTCGGGGTTTTCTGGACGAGCCGGCCAAAAACGCGTTCGCTGCATTCGCGATGAGGGACTACATCAACGGCGGGGGTAAAGTGCGCTCTGTTAAAGACGTCCTCAAAGACATGGATGAGTACACGCAAAAACTACGAATTAGGGCGGAAGACACGATAGAGGCTTCAAATACAGGCGCAGCTGGTTTTACTGAAACGTCGAAAAAAGCGGTTCTCGACGCGCAAAAACAAGTGCTGGCTGCAAAAGGTGAGGGCGGCCTGACAGGCGGTGTAAAAAAGTCTGAACAAGTTACAGGGAGAGGGGACTTCTCTCCTAAACCTGTAACCAAAGAGACGTTGATTACCGAGGTTGATCGTCTGCTTGGCAAGAACCAAGTGAAGACGTTGTTTAACCGGCTCGGGAAAGACCTGGACGCTTCCGGTACATTCTCAACGGATGAAATTACTGGTGACTACCTGATTCAGATCGCTATGGACGCTGTAAACCCCGTCGCGGTAGCACGACACGAGGCTGTCCATGCGCTTTGGAAGATGTTGGGGAACACCAACAAATCCGTACGACGATTGAAAGACCGGCTCATGCGCACCGTGTATGAGAACAGGGCTGTTCGTATGGCGGTATACGAAGCTTTGGTCGCACAAGACCACGCTATCGTCGGCGGCAACCTAAGCGATATACAGGCGAAGTATCAGAACATCCTGTCTGACCGTGAGGAACTGTTGGCGTACGCCTTCCAGTTGTATATGGATGGCGATAAAAGCGTTATTCGCGCGGTGCGTAATTCTGACCTGAAAGATGCGGAAAAAGAGGCAGGGCTTTTTGCTAAGGCCTTCGCCGCAGTCGGTAAGTTTGTACGGGAAGTTATAGGCGTCGTTGACAGCGTGGATCAGTTGGCGATGTTCTTCGATGCACTGGGCTCCGGTAAATTCGCGTCCGCGTCAAAAACAAGCGCTTTCCTTGAAAGCGCCGGGCGTACTTTCGGGGATCTGACGCAGGATAAACTTGGACCCGCCATCCGCGTGTACGACAAAGTTGTAGTCTCTGGGCTGGATCGATTGCGTGAATCCGACATCCCTGCGTTCCGTTCACTGGCCTCGCTGGTACGCTCCGATGTGGCAGGCGGGGAGTCTCACGCCGACTTCACCATGAGGCGTAATGTGATCACGAATCAGTGGAAAGGGCGACTGGCTAGGATGCAGCGGCAGTATTCTGAGAAAGAGATTGAGGCGGCCTACGAAGAGTACCTGAGCGGGGCTAAACCTTCTACGCCCGCGAGCGAAACGTTCTCCGCCTTTATGCGCGAGGTCAGATCGCAAGTCGTGACGGCGATGCCCAACGCGGCTACCGTCGGTAGCAATCTGCCTTCCGTAGTATGGGACCTCGACGCACTACAAGAGAACAGAAGCACTTTTGTAGAGCTGTTACAGAAGGAGATGGGCATGACCGTTGCGGAAGCGGAAGCGTTCACCGACGCGGCTACTACATACGGGTATACTTCGGCGATCTCTACACACTACATGGACCTCAATCACAACCGTAGCAACGCTATGGTGCCTGAACACTTCTTTGCCAGCGTGTTTAATAAAGATTTCGCGCCGTTCTTTAATAAAGACGTCGCTTTCGGTATGGATCGCGTTTTGTCGGAGTCAGCACATAAACTAGCCGCCGCTTCTTTCTTTGGGAAAGATTACGCGTTGCTCGACACGACGTGGAAGAATGCCAAAAAAGAAGGGGCCACTGACGAAGAGATTGCGGACGCAAAAAACAGCCTGGCGGGCGCTATGCGTGTGTACAAACAACACTCCTTGTCGGCCAATATGCGGAATGCACAAGCGGGGGTTATGCTGGCGCTGAACATGGCGCTGCTGCCGTTCTCGTTGATAACATCGCAGTTGATCGACCCGTTCGCTATCGCTGCGAAATCCGGTGATTTGAACGATATATGGCGCGCTTATGTGAAGGGGTTCACACACATATTCAACCAGCTCCGCAATAAAGAGGACGCTACTGAAGGTTTCGAGATGGCAGAGATGCTGGGTTCCATCGAAGGAAACCTCGCGAACTCCACCCTTGGTGAGGTTGCACAGCCTACATCGAAGTGGATCCGTACAATCAGCAACGGCTTCTTCAAAGCGAACGGTATGCAGGGGTGGAACGACGCCATGCGCATCGTGGCCACAGAAGCCGCTGTACGCGTGGCCACGAAGGCCGTTAAAGAACGTGCTAAGGACCCCACTCGATACAACGAGTTAGGACTGCACCGTGTGAACCCGCGAATTAAAGCGGATGGGACGCTGGACCTCAACAACGTGTTGTTGCAGGAAACGATCCACCACATGGTAGAAGGCTCTGTGGCGCGTGCGGACAACGCCTACCAGCCAACGTGGATGAATGACCCGCGATGGGCACTGGTAGCACACATGCGTCGGTTCACGTATGCGTTCAGCACGGTCATTCTGGGTAGTGCGCGCCATAAAATGGAAGCGGAAGGGAACTACAAACCGCTGGCCACATTGGCGGGGGCTATGTCCGTTGTTCTCGCGGTAGATTTAGCACGTGGGGCTATAACAGGACACGCGCCGATGGCGGGTAAAGGCGCACTAGCGTATATGGAACACGCTGCGATTCGAGCGGGTTTGACCGGACGTACATCAGCATTTATCAATCCGATCCCCGGCGGTTCGATGTTCGACTTCCGTCTTGAGATGGGCCCCGCAGCGGATCTGTTGACAGCCGTATCAAAGGCGGATTACGACAAGGTACTGGACTTGACTATCCTTGGGCACAAGCAGTTCGGGTAGTTGAATCGCTTGCGATAACCCCGTCCACGGCCTTCTTTCTAGCGCCGTGGGAGGGGAACCCGATGATGTAGCGCCTGTTCGCGTCGTAACACAATCCACATTGTTTGCACGTCCACCCCTTCGTAACCGCAGGGCATACAAGCACCGGCACACCGCCGTGTGTCCGTGTCTGCAGTCCCTTCGTGGTACTCGGTAAGACAGTGGCGACGGGGAACCCCTCATGGAAAGCGTTTTCTGCATCGAGCATGCTGTCCGTGGACACGTTAATAGTGAATCCCTCCCTACAGGCCTTCTTCACGGCCAGCCGCTCCTCCATAGTCCACATGGGTTTGTGTGTGTACGTGAACCCGCGTCTTCCACGGTTAGCGAGTACTAACTCATTTAGCGCGTTGAGATCTATCGAATCACCCTCTCCGGCAAGATCGCCCGCTTGGTTGTGACGCCACAACTCGCTTTTTGCAAGTTTACGTACCTGAGCCAAAAAAACCTCCCACGAGTCACCGCGTTGACCGTTGGTCACCGCATTCCAGTGTTGATTCATGGGGAAGTTTTCCGCGTAACATCCGTTGTTCTTGAAAGGGCATGTGTTAGGGCAGGTAGTTCGTGAAGAGGTGCTCACGAACACACCTTTACCGAGTTTAGCGTTAGAACCGGGACCTGCGTGAATCTTTGGCGCTGCCGTCATAGCTGTCTCCGGTGTTGTGTGGTGGCGGCAATTGCCGATTCTTGCGTCTTGATAGCAATGTGACTGCGTCCCTTAATAGGAAGAGGATCGATACGATCGAAAAGAGGAAGCTTCGTGTTAGTCCTGCTGTTCGAACAACCGCTCGTAGCCCATTACCTGCCGTGTTGTGCCGGGTGTACCCCATACTCTAGCGTCTCCAGTTTGTTTGTGTATCCAGGCAGCAATCTCGCTGACTGGGAGTAAGTTCGCGGTGAATTCGCTTGGTGTCGTTGGATAATTCCACGCATAGTCAACGAAAATGACCCCGCCCTTCGGCGTCCCGACGACCACCGCCACATTACGCCCTTCAGCACATCGACAATCCAGCCACATAACTTGCGCGGGGGATAGGCGGGGGGAGATCTCTCGGGATTTCGGTATGGAGGGTTCGTACTTGTACTCCACCCACAAATCCCCTTTACCTCCGCTGTACCACACATCCGGTGTGCCGGAGCGAAAGGGGTTGTTCGTTTTTTCTTTGTAGACTGTTTTGAGGTGCTTGTGGACGCTGGCTATATAGACTGTCTCCGGCTTCCTACTCATCCGCATCTACCTCGTTTCATACCTGAAGCTCTCTCGCAGCCAGAATGTTCCATGCCATGTGAGACAGGTGGTGAATGCCGGATTCTTCGTCGAATTCCTCCCCCATACAGAACTTCAGCCAGTGGCGCATAGCAGCATCCATATAACGCCTTTCGCCATCGCTTACATGCAACCACCCGTCGTCGGTGTATTTGCTCGCGCCGAAAGTGCCGACGCGAGAGACTTCCCACAGCGCATGCGGGAAACCTCCGAGGACGAGGGATACTCGGTTCTTACCGGCGTCAAGTTTCGCGCCCGGTGCATGCGCATCGAGCCCGTTAGGGTCATGTTGTTCCATTGTTTCGTTCCTGTTTGTTATTTGGTGAGGGCGAGTGTGTCTTCTACGCGACCGGCGGCAGTGAATACCTGTTCTAACGCATGGTCCAGCTGCTGCACCATAACAGCCGCGTCCACGCCGGCCAGCGTTAATGCCAACGCGGCCTCCGCCAGATCATGTAGGGCGTTCAAACCCGTAACAACAGCCGCCGTTGTTTCTATAACAATAGCCCCCACATCCGTGTGGGGTTTGCTCTTGTTATTCTTCGCGGGAGCAGCTCTTTTTTTCGCGGTTTTGGGGCGTACATCCATGATTACGCTCGGTTGTCTCGGTGACATACGTTACCTCAACGGCCGCGTTTTTTAACAGGAGCCTCGTAGCCCGACACATCCGGCTCCACGAACAAACGTTTCTTCGCGCTATCACGCATTGCGAAGAAGATCTCCAACTCTTCGTTTTCCAACGCACGTGCCAGCTTAAAGCGCGGCGCGGCGAAGTCGGACGCCGGATCCAGGTACATCGTCGTTACCACACCCAGCGGAGAGGTGTTGTGTCGCACGGCCAATGACGACACATACGAGTCAAACGGTTTGATGCTGGTCGGTGGGATGGAGGCGATCCAGATGGGCTCTTCACCAGCGACAGCGTCGATGGGCGCTACCGCAATCAAACGCGTGTTCTTACAGGCCTTGCCTTTACCGACTAATGCCGATTCGAACTGGTTGAACGCGCAAGACGCACAAGTGTCCGCGCACTTCACCGGTGCGTTTTTTGACGGCACCATCGTGGAGGGGGATTCGCCGATAGCGAAGCAAGCCGGCGGGAAAATAACGTCTTTCTGATACGGCCGATCGTAATACAGGTTCACGGACACGAAGTCAAGGATGACAACGTCGAACTCGGAGCCTTCTGAACCATCAGGAGCTACGATCGTGCCGCCCTTCATAAACTTGATACGGTCGTTATTGGACACGGAGATTTTCGATGCGCTCTCTGCCGCTTCTTTGGCGAGCATAGCGCGGATGTCGAGTGGGGCGTTCTTGAGGGGTTCTGCAGGGGCGGCTTTAGCTTTAGCTTTTGTCATGTTGTTTCTCCGGTTAACTTAGTTTTTCGCGGTGCGAAGTTGGATTGTGCGTTTCGTGAACGGAACGACGCCGGGTATTCTACCACTCTTTTCGAACAGTTCGCGACAACCGGAAACGGAAGGACGGCGTTCAAGCAGGTGATAGAATTTCTTTCTGTGGATGTATTTGTAGAATTCTTCCCAGTTTTCCACAGAAGGGACTACGCTTTCTGTCAGCGTGACAGAGGCGTTCTTCCCGGTAGACTTCGTCACACCCTCGGCATCCATCTGTTCCATAAGCTCGGCGGCTATGGTGTCTTTCTGTTCGTTGAGTTCCTTGATGGATTGCTCGAGCTTCCGCACTTTCTCGCGGATTGTGTACATCTTTTCTATCTTCTGATTTATGGTATTCATGGGTTCGCCTCGTTATTTATCGGGTTGGCATGATGGACAAGAGACCGTGTTATAAGCTCTGCCAGACTTGACACGGGAGACGCCAGAACCGTCGCATGCGTTGCATACGGCTGTTCTGACGAAATACTTTTTTGCCTCGTTTACCTTGTGAAAGATCGACACGTCTGCGTCTGGCTTATCAGGGTGGTGTTTTTGCAGTAGCGATTTGATCCGTGTGCGGATGTCGTCTTCCCCCGCGTCTGGAGAAAGGGAGAGCGCTTCTAGCGCTTGTTTTCTGTTTCGTATCATTCGAGGTCTCCTACATAAAAACAGGTTGTTCAGTTACTGGTCTCCAGCGCAGACGTTTTCGTTCTGCGATGATGGTAACGGTGTACTGGTTCACTTCCCTTGCGGCTATGAACTTATATCCATGTAGAAAGGCGTATCGTTTCGTACTGCGCTCTGAGCGCGAGACATCGATGTATTCCCCTTTCTGGGTAATGATCCCGTACACATAAGTTTTCATACGTTTTCCTCGTCCGGCCGAAGCAGGTAGTATTCTGCGTGCTCACCAGCGCGGGGTACGTTGGATACGTAGTAATTCGTGACGAACCGCCTTGGTTGTATGCCTGAGTAAGCAGTGAATCCGCCCGGACCGTCCGCAAACGACCACACGCATAGTGGGTTGGAATTCCTTACTATCACCAAGTCTTCCTCGGAATCGTCGTAGTAGCCGTAATAACCGTCCTCCACGTCAAACTCCGTGGACGCTGGCAAGGAAGCGTCCGGCGGGTAGGTGGTATTGAATACCTCTTCCTCATCGCGCCCTATCAGGTAGGCGCGAAACAATGTACGTGCCAAACCCTGCGCTTCCTTCACGAGGTCGCTACGACTGGCGGAAAATATGTCGGCGACAGAGTTGTCCTCGTCCTCCATACCGACAAAGGTTGCTGTATCGTCCGCCATGTAGTGCGCGACGGCCATCGATTCAAAGTTGATCGGTTTCATGCCATCCTCCGTAGCTAGTTGCCGTATAACAATTCATTCAAGCCGACCGTCCTTCGGTCGGCGGCTTAATTCCAGTGTTATGCGTAAATAATAAGCGCCCTAACCATTTTTATGCGCTCTTTTTCGGTTGCTTTGCTTTCTACAATACATTTAATGGCCTGAAGCTTTGCGTCAAAAAATAGTGTATC